CGGCACGACCGGGCCCGCCGGCGCGGGCGCCACCGGCACCGCGCCCGCCGGGGGAATGTCGGCGGCCGCAGGTGCAACCGGTGGCGCGGCCGGCGCCGCGGCCGGCGCAGCTGGACCCGGCGCCGCTGATGCGGCAGGCACAGGTACGACAGGTGCGGCCGGCGCAGCCGGCGGCGGGTCCGCGACGGCGGGCTCGGGGGCGAAGAACGGGTACGCGATCAACGGTTTCATGTGTCAGCTCCCTCGCGGGCGTAGTCGCCGGCGAACTCCACCCGCATCGCGTCGTCGACCTCGAGCTCCTTGCGCTCGCGGCCGCGCGCTTCTTCGGCCAGGCGGAACACGGCGGCGGGGTCGAGCTCGGCGAGCTCGGCGAGCAGCCAGTTCCCGAGGTCCTGCTGACCCGCCTGGTACGCCATGACCGCCGCCTCGGGGTTGAACACGCTCTTGAACGCGCCGGCCTGGGTGAGCACGCGCCAGATCGTTCGGCGCCCTTCGCCCGTGCCGAGCACCGCGCGCAGGTCCTCGAGCTCGAGCCGGCGCCGACGCTTGGCGCCCTTCTCGAGCGCGCGCTGATCGGCGACGTTCGCCGCGTTGGGGGGGCCGGGCTCGTTGCGGGCCATTGGTTACGCCGGCGCGGGGCCGCTGCCGCCCGGGGCGCCCTGCACGCCCGCGAGGAGCTGCGACAGCGCGCTTTCGTTGTTGGGCCCACCGGTGGGCGCCTGGGCGAGACTCTTGACGCCGGCCGCGGTGCGCTGCAGCGACTCGGGCGCCTGCGCCTGCTGCTGCGCCTTCTGGCGGGCGTCCATGATCGCGCCGGCTTCCTCGTCCGTGCGGACCAGGTCGGGGTCCACGCCGAGCGCGTCCTGGTATTCGTCGACCGCGGTGAACGGTTTGACCTTGAGCGTGGCCTCGGGCCAGATGCCGGCCATCGAGCCGGTGGCCTGAAGGAAGCGATCGAGCGCGACGACGCCCACGAGCTTCTGGGCCTGCGCCATGATCGACGTGTACTCGACGCGCAGCTGCACGCCGGCGAGCTCGGGCGGCGCCGGCGGAATCATCCCCTCGTGCCGCGCCATCAGCGCGAACACGCGATCGATGAACGGGTCGAGGAGCTCGTCGTTGGTGCGCTCGAGCACGGGGCCGAGCGCGAGCAGCTTTTCTTCGCGGCGCTCGTTGACCTCGGCCGCGGTGATCGGTTGCACGCCGCCGCGCTCGTCGAGCTGCGTCATCATGCGGAACAGGTCGACGAAGAACGCCTGCTGCACGATCGCCTGCGTCTGCAGGATGTCCTGCCGAAAATCCTGCAGGGTCATCCGAATCTCGTGGACCGGCTTGATCCCCTGCTGCCCTTCGCGCACGTCGACGTAGGTGATGTCGCCCGGGAGCAGTGAGGTCTTCTGCGTGCGGAGGTGCGTCGGCGCCATCACGGGCGGGTTGATCAGCTTCTCGACGGCCTGGCCCTTCTTGCGCTGCATCGTCTGCAGCCCCATCACGTCGCCGAGCGCCGTCATGCCCGGGCAGTCGGTGCCGTAGTAGTCGTTGCCGGTGACGTCCCACCGCGGACACATCACGGGGAATTGTTGGAAGCCGCCCTCGCGCAGCAGCCGACCGTGCGCGACGGGCGCGCCGCGCTCGAAGTGACACGAGCGGTACGGCATCGCGAGGTAGTCGACGCGGCTGGCGTCCTGGTCGACGTTCGGCTCGACGATCCACGACACCTCGATCGGCGCTTCGTACACGCCGCGGTCCCAGAGGTCCTTGACGTGCGTGGAGAACATCGACCAGTCGATGGGGTCGTGCGGGCGGTACGGGCTCAGGCCGGCGTACTCCATCACCAGCTGCCGCACGCTCAGGATGGTGTCGTAGCAGTAGGTGTTGACCCGGCCCTGCGCGTCGCAGGCGATCGCGTAGCTGCCGATCGGCGGGACGAACGCGCGGAACAGGTCGTGGTCGTCCTCGAGGATCGTCATCGCCGACGTGCCGAAGACGCCGAGGTCGCCGTACAGCAGGGGCAGCGCGTTGTAGACGTTCGAGAGCTCGAACACCGACAACATGCGATCGCGCACGTCGAACAGCCACTGCTTCACCGCCGGCCGTTTGTTCAGGTCGGGCGACGGCGTCGACAGCTTCATCCACGGGCGCGCCGGCGAGGTGAGCCCGGCGTGCAGCCCGGCCTGCAGCGTCCGCACCGCCATGCGGCCGGTCGCGTCGATCAGGTGCTGGTTGCGGCGGTCGCCCTTGTTGCGGTCGGTGACCATGAACCGCGGCCGCCGCGGGACGAAGAAGTCGGCGAGCAGCTTGTAGTGGCTGTCCCAGGTCGCGCGCTCGAGCTTCAGCGCGGAGCGGAGCGTCTCGTAGCGGTCGCGCATCTTGATGCGATCGCTCGCGCTCGTGAGCGGCGGCGGGCGTTGGCCCGGGTCAACGGGGGCGGCGCCGGGGATCGGTCCTGCGGCCATCCGGCTACCTCCCCAACAACGTCGCGGTTTGCGTGCTCGGGGCGCCGCCGCCGCCGAAGCCAGCCATCACCGTGCTCGAGCGCCCCGAGCCCGAGCTCCGGCGACGCGCGCGCAGCGCGGCCTGGTAGGCGGCCGAGTAGAGGTTCATCGTGTTCGGCGAGGTCGCCGGGGTCGGGTTCGGCTGCGGCACCGGCGCCGGCGGCGGGCCGTTGCCCTCGCCGGGTGGGTCCGGCTCGCGCTGCTTCGGCCCCTTGGGCGGGAGGTCGGGCGGGTCGCCTGGTTGGTCGGGGGCCTTCGGTCCCTTGGGCGCCGGCGGCGCGCCTGGCGGAGGCGTCCCGGGCGGCTGGTCCTGGCCCGGGGTGGCGGGGCCCTTGCCGCCCCCCCACGGGCCCGGCGCGCCGTTGGCGATCGGGTCCCAGGTCGCGGAGCCGGTGGGGACGGTCGATTGCCAGTCGTTGAACTTGACGACCTTCCCGTTCACGATGACCGGGCGGTTGCCGTAGGCGCCGGGGCCGATGACCAGCGCGCCAAACGGATCGCCCGGGTTGCCGCCGATCAGGTCGACCACCGTGCCGTCGGACAGGACGATCTTGTCGTCGCTCGGCAGCTCGCCGGCGTGCGTCGCGCGCGCGGCGTACACGCCCTTGGCCTGCAGCCGCGACAAGACGACGTCGATGTTCGCGCTCGTGCCGGCGAGCCCCTGCTCGGCCTCCTTGATGAGCGCCATCGGGTCGACCTTGCCGGCGCTCGTCGCGCTCGAGGTCGGCGCGCCGCTGCCGCGGTTGCCGACACCCGGGGTGGTGCGGTCGGTGACGCCGGAACCGAGAACGGTTGCCATCAGCTCACCTCTCGTTCGGGTCGAACTCGGTGATCGCGTGGCCGACGCCGGACTGGTCGCTGTCCTGCGGCGGGCGGAACGGATCGAACTCGGTGAGCGCGTGGCCGACGGCGCGGGCGCCGAGGCCCCCGGGCATCTCCGGCATCCCGAAGGTGAGCGCGAGCGCGTCGGCCAGGTCGGGCGAGGTGCCGATGCGCTTCTTGATGAGGTCCTTGTCCTCGAGCAGCAGCTTGCCGTTCTTGAACGTGTAGGTCGGGGTGATGAGCTCCTTGAGGAGCTCGGGCATCGGGGGCAGCGCGGCGCCGCGCTTGACCCACTCGGCCATCGAGAACCAGATTTCGGCTCGCCGGTTGGCGTAGCGGTTGTCGTAGCTCGGCGCCGCGAATTGCACGTCGATCGGCGTGTAGCCCTGCGCCCGCAGGACGTCGACCGCGCCGGCTGCCCACCCACCGGTGGCGTCGAAGAACTCGGCCTCGGCGCCCCACTTCACCTTCGCGTTCATCACGCGCGTCGCGATGTCGACCGACACCGCGCTGCCCCGCCCGTGCCGCAGCACGATCGGCTGGAAGGCGGCCATGCCCTGGCGCGGGAAGATGACGGTCCGGTCGTCGCCGTAGCGCGCGACGTCGACGCCCAGGCGCTTCTGCGCCCACTCGAAGGCATCCGGCGCCAGGTGCCGGGCCATCGCCTCCTCGACCTCGTCGACGCCCAGGAGCGCGTTGATGCTGGCCGGCGGGAACAGCCCGAGGATGTAGGCCATCACCCACGGGTTGTCCCGACCGTAGGCGGCGATCTGCGTGGCGGCCCACTTGGCCGGCTCGGGCCCGACGCGGGGGCTGTGGACCCAGGCCTTCGGGTCGTCAGGGTCGCCGGTCACGCGCACGACGAACCACTGGTCGCGCAGGCTCGAGGCCGCCGCGTACAGCATCCCGTCGAGGGTCAGCGTGTTGCCGGCCTGCATGATTTTTCCGAATTGCGGGCCGGTCGCGAGCGCCTGCTCGGCGGCGCGTTGCACGGTCGTGGGGATGGCGCCTGACTCGTCGACGACCGCCATGACGAAGCGCCCGTGCAGCCCCGAGAGGGTCTTGCCCTGCTCGTCCGGGCTCGCGGTCTTGGGCCAGGTCCTGGCCGACAGGAACCACGTCGACGGGTGCGCGTTGGCGAAGATGCGCTCGGCGGTCCAGGTGAAGCGCGAGCTCACGTACGCCGAGCGCGCGTGCCACTTCGCGAGCTCCTTCCACAGGTTGTCGCGCAGGTTCTGCTGCGTGATGGAGACGGCGGCGCCGTTCGGGTGATCGCCCGCGTCGCCGTAGCACGCGAGGAAGTTGAGCAGGCACCAGGCCAGCACCGCGCTCTTGCCGGGCCCGGCGCACGCCTGCAGGCTGATGCGTTGGATCGCGGGGTTGGCGAACGCGCGCAGCGCATCGACCTGCCACGGGTCGGGCTGCACGTTGAAGTTGTCGACGACGAAGGCGACGGGGTCGAGGCGCCAGGCGGCGATCGCGCGCGCGTCGAGGTCGGCGCTCACGAGGCCACGCTCTCCGGCCGGTGGTACTTCCACGACCGTGCGAGCACGTCCTCGAGCGACTCGACCTGGATGGTTTCCTTCAGCTTGCCGCCGGCGCGCGCCAGGAGCTCGGTCGCGCGCATCGCGTCATGCACCTCGAGCACCTCGCCGTGCGCGGTGGGCCTGACGGATTTGATGAGGAGCCGCAGCTGCCGCGGGAGCTTGCGGAGGCGGTGCTGCTTGGGGAGGAGCTCGGTGATGTCGGCCTGCGCGATGAGGCTCAGGCGCTCGAGCGCCTGGTCGCCGGTCAGCACGCCGTGCGTAATCAGCGCCGCGTCGGCGACGGCGACGGCCGTCCCCAATTTGTCCCTGGTGTCACCCAATTTGGCGACGACTTGGGGCTTCTGCAGGAGCTTGTGCCCGGCCTGGCGCGCGCCGGCGAGGCTGTAACCGGCCGCCAGGGCGGCCTTTGTCGCGTTGCCCGCGGCGGGGCCCAGGAAGGCCTCGACGAACAACGCCTGTCGCGATGTCAACCGATGTGGACGTGGTGTCAACCGACCGGCCGCCGGCGAGTGTATACCAGGTACACACCGTCGGTGACAAGTTTTGTCAGTCGACTGACAATTATTGTTCCACGTGGAACTATTTACACGGTTGAGGTCGGGCTGACAGGACAGGTCACGGCCGGCGGTGACTACCTAATTCAAGGGATTGGGGGCTCGGTCGTACCGCGTACGACCGAGGAGCCTGGCAGGGGTGGGGTGGGTTCAGGCCGGCGGCGGCGCGTCGACCCAGGCCTGGAGCAGCTGCAAGATGAGCGCCCGTAGCGAGACGCCGTCGGCCTTGGCCTTCGCGCGCACGCGCGCCCAGAGGCCGGCGGGGATCTGGTCGAGCAGGTACCGCTTGCCCGTCGACCCGTGCGGCGCGAACGCGCGCGAGTAGCCGCGCTTCGCCATCATGGTTGCACCGCCGCGGGCTCGGCCGGCAGCCGGTAGTGCGGCACCTGGCCGCGCTGCAGGAACCCGTACTCGATCAGCCAGGCGATGAGCGCGTCGAGGTCGCCGACGACGTGGCGCACCTCGGCGGCCTGGCAGAGCTCGAGGAACGTCGTCTGCTCGGGGCGCAGCCGGCCCCGGCTCGATTTCGCCTCCCACATCACCAGCACGATCGGCACGTCGACCGTCCAGGTCCGCGGCACCGGCAGGAACGCGATCACGTCCGGCAAGCCGGGCGTCTGCATCGTGCTCGGGCGGTCGCCCGCCGGCCGCGGATGCCCGAGCACGTAGACGTGCGCGCCGCACGCGCTGCGCAGCAGCTGCACGCCGGCCGCCTGCTCGGCCTTCTCACGTCGCACCGGCAGCTTCATCGCGCACGCTCCACGCCGTAGTAGGCCCACGCGCGGGCGTCGGCGACGACGGCCTCGAGCTCCCGCAGCGCGGCGACGTAGGCGTCGTCCTTGTTCCAGGCGAACACCGTGAACGCGCGCACGTCGGTGCCCCGGGTGAACCGCGCCGTGTAGCAGCGTTGCCGCATCATGGTTGCCTCCGCAGCTGCGCCAGGAACATCTGCTCGCCGACCACGAGCGTGCCGACCTCGCCGATCGTCGCCGCCTTGACGACGGGCTCGGTGAACGTCGCCGACCCGCCCGGGTGCTGCATCAGCACCGAGTGCGCCAGCAGCTTGCGACGCAGGTCCGCGAACCCCTGCGCCCGCCAGGCGAACGACCGGCCGGCCTGCACCTGCCACCAGCCGCCGCCGAGCACCCGCACAAACCCCTTCTTCTTGCCGTGCCGCACGAACGCGCGCACCGCCAGGTCGATCGTCGGGTAGGTGCGCGTCATCACGCCACCTCCTGCAGCCCGAAGCGCGTCCGACCGCGGAGCGCCTCGAGGAAGATGCCGAGCTTGGCCGAGCTCCACAGCGGCAGCGAGCTGTCGATCGAATCCGCACCGATGCGGAGCGCCCACTGCACGCGCGCCGCGGTGCCGACGCGCCCGACGTGGCACAGAAGGCCGCGCGCGTGCGCCAGGGTGACCCAGGCGGCGCCTGTCTCGAGCTTCCAGGGCAGGGAGCCCCCGACGAACAAGCCGCTCACCAGGTCGCCGGCGAGCTCGAGGAACCCCTCGACGTCGGCCGCGGTCATGCCGTCCTGCACCGCGACGTAGAACCGCACGCCGCGCGCCGCGTAGCCGCGCACGACCTCGAGCCAGCTGGCCGACTCGGTCAGCGACGCGCAGCCGCCGGCGACCAGGTCAGGCAGCACGACGAAGTCGGGCAGGGTGTGCCCCTGCAGCTCGACCACGTCGACCATGTGCGCGAGCTCGCGCCAGAACTTCGCGACGGCGAACGGCCGGCCCGCCTTGAAGTCGCTGAACGCGCCGTTGTCGTAGAACCACGAGAACGACCGCCGCGGGGGAAACTCTCCGCGGCACACGCACTCGCCGATGCCCGCGCCGGCGAGCTCGTCGATGAGCACGGCCGCGCGCGTCTGCCCGACGTAAGCCTTCATCTTTCCGCTCTCTCTCGTTGCCATCACCAAACCTCCGCCGCGGAGGTTATCAGTGAATCATATGATTGTCAAGTAGCTATCATTTCACGAGGCCTTGTCCGTCAGCGCCCACCCGATCGCCCAATGTCCGCTGCGGTTGCGGACCTTCGTCGCGCGGTAGACGAGCCCGATGCTTTCGAGCGGCTTGAAGCGGGGCGACACCACGACCAACCGCAGCCCCGTGTACTCACTCACCCCTTCCGAGCTCGCCGGCGCGATCGCCTTGAGCGCGGCCACAATCCGCCTGTCGATCTTCAGCTCGTTCACACACGCCGCCGCGGCGTGCGACGTCTCAGGGTCCGTGTGCCGGGCGCGCGACTCCGGCGCGTCGGCCAGGTCGCGCGCCTCGATGCGCGCCTCGATGTGGCCCTGCTTCCCATCGCAGTGCTTCTCGAGATGCTCGGCCAGGCTGCCCTCGTAGGGCTCGCCGCAGAAGACGCAGCCCGTGGTCACGAGCTCGTCCCCTCAGTCGACATCAGACCTCGGCCAGCGCCAGGGGCCCGAGCCCGCTGGTCGCTGCCTCCTCGGTGACGCGGCTGCCGGCGACGATCGACGCCGTGTCGCTCGGCAGCCAGGCGCCGGCGACCAGCAGGCGCCGCTCGACCACGTCGGCCTTGTAGCCGCGGTGCTTCGCGGAGATGTCGACGACGAGGGGCAGCCAGCGCGCCAGCTCCTCCGCACCTGGCTTGAGCTCGGCGAGCGCCGACGCGACGCCATCGAGGAAGTCGCGCTCGGTGTCGGTGTTGGTGGAGATGGCGAACTTGTCGCCCTCGTGGTGGAAACGGACATCGCCTCGCATCATTCGGTCCTCGATTTCGATCGGAATACGCGCGTGGGTTTCGGCTCGGGTGGTGGCGCGTCATCAAACCACCCTGGCGGGGTTGGCGGTAGTCGCTCGTCGCACAGCACGCTCGCGGGCACCGCCCCGAGCTCGTCAGGCGGGAGATCCCGCAGGAACATCTGCGTGTTCACGCTGCTACGGGCAAGGGCCTCGTCGTGTCGCGCCTGGTCGTGGGCGCTTCGGACCCAATGCACTTTGACGGGATGGCTGCAGATCGGGCAGGCCACGACGTGGTGGGCCATGTGGGGGACCAGGTTGCTGTCGTGGTCCTTCAACGTGACGCGAATCTCGCGGGCTGCACAAGCCGGCCGCTCACAATAAAACTCGACCTCTATGACGTGGCCGTGCTCGCGCGCGGCCCCCAGAGCCTCGTAAATCTGCCGTTGCTCCATCTGGAGCCGCGGTGGCTTCGGCGGTGCGGACGGTGGAACGATCCTCATAACGTGCTCCTTTGCGGTCGAGGTCCTCCGCTGCACGAGCACGAGGGACGTGTGGCCCGGGAACCAGGGAGAGTTGGGTTCTGTGCTGACGACGAGGTCCAAGGGGTCAGCCACCTGCTGTTGAAAGCGCCGCAGGACCTCGTCGTCGATCCCGTACGGCTCACCAGAGATCACACGATGACCGGCGGGGTCGAGCCAGGTCCGGCCGTGATCGAACAGCCGGTGGAACTGCTGGCACTCACACGAGTACGTCCCCGAGCTCAGCCCGCAGCGCCGGCCCGCGACGACGCGGGCGCACGCCCCGTACGCCCGGGGCGAGGGACGCAAGCCGCGCGCGGCAAAGAAGGCAACGACCCGCTGCTCGGTGGCACGGGCATTGGCGGCGAGGGTCGCGGCGGTGCTCACGACGCCTGCGCCTCACATCCGTCGAGCCGGATGGAGGGCTCCTCCGGCTTCACGATGGCTTCACGATTTTGGCCGGATAGTGGCCTACAGCAGCAGGTAGCTGCCGGTAGGCACCGCGTCGAAAGGTTAGGATTTCTTAGGATTTTGCGGGAAGTGTGGTCGGGGCGGCAGGATTTGAACCTGCGACCCCTCGGTCCCGAACCGACCGTCCAGGGGGCCGAAGCCCCACGCCAATCGCACATTTGCGGGTTTGGCTTCACGATGGCTTCACGATTTTGGCCGGCATATTACCGCCGACTGAGGCCAGCAGCGGCCGACAGCTGCCTGTCGCGACGGGTGTTGAAGTAGAGCTCGGTCGTCGCCAGGTTGGCGTGCCGCGCGAGCTGTTGCGCGATCACCGGGTCGGTGAGCTCGGCCACCCGGGAGATGTACTCGTGCCGGATGGTGTGCCACACGACCCCGTGGTCCCGCCCCCAGGTCAGGCCGGCCAGCTCGAACAGCTCGCGCCACATCCGCCGGAACCCTTTCACCTGGCGGCCCGCCTCGTCGCCGAAGACGAACTGCTGCGTCGGCTTGTTGTTCTTCAGCTGAAACCGCCGGGCCTCGAGCATCGCCTTGCCGCGCTCGGTCGCGACGAACACGTACTGCGTCTCGCCCGTGCGCTTGCCGCCCTTGGTGAGCTCGGGCGGCAGCGCCAGCTGGTAGCCGGCGAGCTCGGTGCCGTCCTCGCGCCGCACGCGCTGCAGCCGCCAGTTGACGTGCGCCAGCGTGATCTGCAGCATCTCGCCCGCGCGCAGGCCGGCGTCGAAGGCCGCGACCAGGCGCCGGCGCATCTCGGTGCCCTTGGTGCCGACCACGCGCTCGGGGTTCCAGATGTCGCCGTGCTTGATGGACGACACCACCGCGGGGGAGATGGCGTAGCGCCGGGCGACCGCGACCCCGAGCTCGCCGGCGGCGAGGCGGGTGCGGATGTCGTCGGCGATCGCCTGCGTCAGCTTCGCCTTGGTGGTCGGGTGCGCCGGCCGGTTCAACGTGTCGCACGCCGCGAACAACCGATCCTCGACGTCCTCGTCGAGATGCCGCTCGCGGAAGTGCCCGGGCTGCGCCGCCACCTTGCAGTCGATCGCCTTCATCGGGTTGTGCGCCATGCGGGCCACGCCCTTGACCGTCCAGACGGTCGCGCGCTCGCAGAGGGTGTGCAGCAGCCCGTGGTAGGCGTTGTAGGTCTTCGCGCTCCACGTCCGCGCGCGCCCCTTCGGGTCCTTCTCGGGCGCGTCGAGCCAGTCCTCGATCGTCGACGGGTTGCCGGCGAGCTCCTCGAGGGTCAGGCCGCCGAGGCGCCCGCGCGCAATCACGTCGAGCATCGGGTAGAGGCTGGCCTGCGAGAGGTCGTGCTTCTCGGCGTACCGCGACTTGTACTCGGTGATGAACGCGCGCAGGCTCGTGTCGTCGCCGAGCGGGGCGCGTTCGCCGTTGGGGTCGAACTCGCCGGCGTCGACCGCGGCCTGCATCCGCCGCAGCACGGTGACGGCGGCGCCCGCGTCGCGCGGTTTGACGGGCTGCCCGGCCCACTTCGCCAGCAGGACCTCGTGCGCGCGATACTTCCCGCGCCAGGGGCAGTCGCAGCGGTCGAGGTATCGACGGGTCGCACAGTCGTCGCGGTGACGTTTGATGAGGCCTCGGGTCGCGGAAGCAGCGTGTCTCGGCATGTCAGTCAGTCCCCCAGGGCGCCAGTCTACCACAGAATCATATGATTGTTACGTGGTGTTACGGTTCGCGCACCCGGGCCCGGCTGTCGGCCCATTCGTCGACCCACTCCCGGCGCAACCGGACGGTCGAGTGTCCGAGCTTGCTGTGGCGTAGGCCCTTCGTCGCGCAGGCGTCGTAGATCGCGTCGAGGCTCACGCCCAGATAGTCCGCGGCCTGCTTCGGGGACATCCACGGCGAGTCACTCCCCGCCGCCCGCCGGATCGCTGCTACTGCGCCCATCCCGTCACCTCCTCAGTGTGTCCCCGTCGCGAGCGCGTGCTCGGCCTCGTCGGCCTCACGTCGAAAGCGTCCACAGTCAGCGATGCGGTGCGGACCTTCGAGCGCGCACTCACCGTGGCTCTGATGCACCAGCAGGTCCGCGGTGTCGTCCGATGGAAACATCAGGAACGTCACCACGTCCGCGGCCGATTGCCCGTAGAGCGGCTCCGCATAGAAGGCGCTCCCCATCAGTGCGTCCCCGTCGCGAGCGCGTGCTCGGCGTCGTCAGCGCAGCCGCGCAGCCCGGCCAGGCGCCAGCGGTCGACCAGGGCGCGGATCGCCCCGAGCTGCGTGCGCGCGTGCTCGAGCTCCTGGTGCGTGACCTGCAGCGCGTTCGCGGTCTTCTCGAGCATCTCGCGCGCCTGGGTCAGGACGTTGTGCAGCCGCGCGAGCTCGGCGGCGTCGCTGCGCGCCTGGACCGTCAGCAGCTGGTTCTGCAGCCGCAGGTCGTTGTTGGCGCTCACCGGTCGTGGTACTCCTGGTGCAGGAAGGCCTCCGCAGCGCGACACCGATCGCAGCGCGTGTCGTCGGCCTCGGCGGCGCCCTCGAGCCGCACGCAGTCGACGTGGTCGTCCCGGTACGCCTGCAGCGCGGCCTCGAGCTGCGGCACGCGCTCGAGCTCGTGCAGCATCAGCCGACACTCGGACGCCGAGAACTGCTGCCCGCCCCGCTGCAGCTCGCTCCTGATGTTCTCGATCCGAGTCCTCACTTGTTCGCCCACGTCGACAGCACCTCGATCAGGCGCTCGCGGAACGTGCCGTCGGTTTTGCGGATGCCGAAGCGCGAGCCGGCGTCGAGGACCTGGTCGCCGTCGGTCCACTGATACATGGTCGCGAGCTGCACGTTCATCTGCTCGAACCAGGTCAGGTCGGCCGCCAAGTACGCGGCGCCCTGCGCTTCGGTCAGGATCGTCGACCGCCGGTACTGGCCGTGCCCCTTGAACTGCAGCTCGAAGTGGTACCCGAACTCGGTCAGCGCGATCGGCCGGTTCGCCAGCAGCGTGACGATCTGCGCCTGCTCGAGCCACCGCGGCGCGAGCTCCTGGCCGGGCGTTGGGTCCTGCGTCCACGGGTCGGCCGGGTAGCGATGCAGCGCGCAGCCAAGATCGCTCGGCCAGTCGACGACGCCGGCGGTGTCGAGGTACGCCAAGCCATTGTTCAGCCGACAGTCAGAGACGCCCCCGCTCCAGATTTCGCCGATGTAGCCGAGGCCGTCCCGCAGCTTCGTGTACGACTCCATGACGAACGCGCCGAAGTCGACCGGCGACACGTCCCACAGGTTGAGCTCGTTCCCGAGCTCGATGCCGACATCCGTGCGCCCGGCCAGCAACACGCCGAGGTCGTGCACGAGGCCCGGGTCGACGCTCTGCACCAGGAACAACGCGCGCACCGGCCGCGGGATCGCGGCATCGCAGAGGTGCAAAATGTCGGCGGCCTCGTCGACGTTGTTCACGCCGGCGCGCGTCGTCATCGGGCCCCACGAGCTGACGACGTCCGCGTCGACCGACGTGGTCCCGCCGCCGTTCAAGCCGATCCTCATGGCTGCTTTCCCTTCTCGCCGCCGGCGGGGCGCGCCACCCGGCGCGCCGCGTTGCGGCGAAGACGAGCCTCGAGGGTTTCCTCGAGGCTCGTCGCGCGCGCGCGCACCTTGGGCGTGACGGTGCCGGCGACCAGGTGCCGCAGGTCGGCCCGGCTCACGAGCAGGTAGCTGTACCCGACCATGCGCGTGTCACCCATGCACGGCCTCCTCACGCAGAATCCGATGGCCGGCCGCCTGCGCCAGGCGCTCGAGCAGTGCGGCGGCGCCCCGCGGCCGCACGCGAAAGACGAGTTGCGCGAGCGTCTCGAGGTCCTCGACGCGCACCATAGCGACCGGCGCGCCATCGGCCGCGCGCACGGCGGCGTGACACGTCACGCAGCGTTCGAGCCCGACGCCGTCGCGGTACGTCAACGCTGCCTTCTGTTTCGCCATTCACCCCTCCTCACCGGGTTCGCGCTCAGGCTCGAGCGGCAGCGGCAGCGGCTTCGCGCGCGCCAACGGGCTCGGCACCAGCGCGCTCCACCGCGCGTCCACTTCGACCTGGCCGCCGCGCTCGACCCAGGCCGGCAGGTCGGGCGGCGCCGGGCCCGCGCAGGCCTCGCACCGTTCGAGCACCGTCGTCTTGAGCTCGACGAGCAGCAGCGGTTCGCCGACCGGCACGACGTCGCCGCAGTTACCGCAGACCTGCCAGGCCCGGGCCCGCGTCCAGGTCCTCACGCCCGCCTCCGGCTCCGGCGCGCGAGCTCGGCGAACACCCAGGCCTGCACGCCTGGCGCGTCGCGTTTGCTGATCACCTCGTCGTGCGCGGGCACCGACGACACGGCGACCGTATCCACCGACCGCCTCCCAGGCCGCCGGCCCCGCGCAGCGACGAGCGGTGTGTTCGACTCGACCAGGCGCAGCGCGGCGTTGAGCGCGTCGTCCTCGCACGGCACCTTCAGCGCGCGGCACCAGTTGCGGAGGTCGTAGAGCAGGTCGGCCAGGTGATCGTAGGGACCTGGCCTGACGAGCTCGCGCACCAGCTTCGCGAGTTGCCGCGTTTGGTTCTTGACGTCGTCAGCCATGGGCGTACTTCGCGTCCGCGCGAAGGTTCTAATTGTTTCAAGTACGACGATCGCTGGTACCCAGAGACGGAGACGGAGACGGAGGGCACTGCTCGAGCTTTGCTTGAGCAGATGCTTGAGCATCTGCTCGAGCATCCCAACGGGCGCCGGCGGCCGCCTGCGCGCGCGCCGTCGCCGAGGCCTGGCGCGCGACGCAGTCGGCGTACACCGCGCGCTGCGTGTCGTTCACCAGGAAGGCGCCGAGCACATGCCAGAACGGCTTCACCTTCGGCCAGCTGCGCCGCCACTCGGCGATCGTCGTGCCGGTCGCGCGGCGGATGGCTTCGGGGTTGTTGGGGAGCCGGGCGCCGCGGCGCCAGGCCTGGGTGAGCATCTCGCGGTAGAGCCCGCGTGCTTCCATCGGCAGGAGGAACGCG